TTATCTTTTGCTGAAGTATCAGGTGGTACATCATGGCAAGCAGTAAAAACTTCTACATTTACAGCAGTAGCTGGAGAAGGTTATTTTATTAATACAACATCGGGTGCAATAGAAATGGATTTACCTGCAGGTAGTATAGGTGATGAAGTATCTTTTATAGATTATGCAGGAACTTTTGATTCTAATGCTTTAACAATTGATCAAAACGGAACAGAAAAAATTGCAGGATCAACAGATCCTTTAACAGTATCAACAGAAAGAGCAGCAAATACTTTAGTCTATGTAGACAGCACACAAGGTTGGCTCTTAAAGAATAATTAAGGAGATCAATGGCTACTTATAGATCCATAGTAGGTCAGAAGATTAAAAAAGTTACTTCTGATCCTTCAAATCCAATAGAAGGTCAAATGTGGTATAACTCCACTTCAGGAAATTTAAAAGTAAGATTAACTGTTCCTGGTGCATTTGCATCAGGAACAGCTCTTCCGATAGCTGCAGGAAGAATGGGACGTTCCGGAACTTATACGGCTGCGTTATCTCATCATGGTGGTTACGGTCCAGGTCCTCAACCTAATGATAATAAAACTTTTGAATATGATGGTTCATCTTGGACTCAAACTGGAAATTGTAATCAAACTATGAGAGTTTTAGGAAGTTCAGGGGTACAAACTTCTGCTATGGCTTTTTGTGGTGCTTTAAACCCAAACAATCCTTCTTTCCCTCCATCTCAATCTAATAAAACTGAAAGTTATAATGGTTCTTCTTGGACAAATGAAACAAACTATCCATCAAGTCAATCAGGAAACTCAGGAGCTGGTGCTAGTGAAACATCTACATTATCTTTTGGTGGTGGAGCTGCACCACCTTATGTTTCTACTGTAACTAAATCTTATAATGGATCAGCTTGGACAGCAGAACCCGCAATGAATTTAAGCTCTTACGCATTAGGTGGAGCAGGAACAGAAACTGCAGCTTTAAAAGCAGGAAGATATGATCCAGTAGGTCCAGGAACTAATCAAGCAGAAGAATATAATGGTTCAAGTTGGACAAATGTAAATACAGCCTCTAATTCAAGATCTAATAATTTTGCAACAGGTGGTCCTCAAACAGCTGCTTTTTCAGCTGGAGGATACGGTCCAGGTTCACCTAGTCCGAGTTTAGCTGCTGCAGAATCTTATGATGGAACTTCTTGGGCTACCATGGCAAATTTAAGTACAGCTGGTGAAAGAGGTGGAGCCTCTTTAACAACACCAAACGCAAATGCACTAGTGTGGGGAGGATCTCCTTACACAACATCAGTAGAAGAATTTACAGCGGCTTTTGTTGGTACTAAAACGGTAACAACGAGTTAATTATGGCAACGTATAAAGAATTACATGGACAAGCAGTTAAAGATATAGCTTCAGATCCAACTGCTACTGGAGAAATTTTTTACAATTCATCAACAGATACATTTAGAAGTGTTGTTCAAGCATCAGCATGGGTTTCTGCAGCTCCTTTAGTTACAACTAGACGAGAATTAAATGGAGCAGGAACAGCTGATTCAGCTTTGGCTATGGGTGGATACACAACTACAACCCTAGCTACAACAGAAGAATTTAATGGTAGTGGTTGGTCTTCCCAAGAAGATATGCCAGCAGTAAAACACGCAGCCGCTAGTGGAGGACTACAAACAGCAGCTTTTATTGCAGGTGGTTATCCAGATCCTGCAGGTAATACTGTTACTTATGAATATGATGGAACTAATTGGGGTTCAGGTGGAGCTTTAAGTCAAGCAAGAAGAGGTTTTACTGGTTCAGGCACTTTAACAGCAGGTCTAGCTATGGGAGGTTTTTCTGATCCAGTTAGTTCTGGTGCTCCATTAACTAATGTTGAGGAATATGATGGATCAAGTTGGACTAATGGAGGAGCTTTACCAGCAGGAAACGCTAATATAGGAGCGGCTGGAACACAAGCAGCGACTGTTGCTTTTGGAGGATATTTAGGACCCCCTGGTAATACAACTAATGCATATCATTATGATGGAAGTAGTTGGACATCAACTGGCTCAATGAACACTGCAAGAAGTTCTTTGGGAGGTAGTGGTATTCAAACATCAGCTATGGGTTTTGGAGGAGGATCTCCTGCAAGTAACGCTACAGAATTATATAATGGTTCTACATGGACAACATCATCAAATATGGGAACTGCAAGATATAGTTTTGGATCTGCACAAAATGCTCCATCTAATACAACAGGATTAGCTTTTGGAGGAGGACCTCCCAATACTGGGATAACAGAAGATTGGAATGTATCAACAAACGTCATTACACCCGCAGCATGGGCTAGTAGTAATAATGTAAATACAGCTAGATATGGAGGAGGGGGTGCTGGAATACAAACAGCAGCTTTATATATTGGTGGAGAAACTCCTAGAACAGGAAAAACAGAATCATACGATGGATCAACTTGGA